TTAGGAATATGTCAGAGCCAGAGATGATTGTTGGTTATGAGGTTGGATACTCGCTAATTGACGAGTGTGACATTATGCCTAAGCATAAGATGGATAAGGCGTTTAAACAGATATTGGCTCGTAACCGTGCTAAGTTGCCAGACGGTAAACCTAATCAAGTTGATTTAGTTGGAACGCCAGAGGGATACCGTTTTGCTTATGATTTGTTAGTTGCCAATAAGCCAGATAACTATCGGTTAATTAAGGCTTCAACGTATGAGAACAAGCATTTGCCAGAAGATTACATTGATACGCTAAAAGATACTTATGATGAGAAATTGCTTCAACAGTATTTGCTTGGCGAGTTTGTTAATGTTAATGGTAGTGCCGTTTATCATCAGTTTGACCGTGATGTTCACGTTTGCGATAATATCGCTATTAATCCAAGCCTACCGCTAATCATTAGCTTTGACTTCAATATCAATCCATATAACGCCATTTACTTGATTCAAGTGATAGACGGTAAGGTAACGATTATTGATAACGCTATTCTCAAGGGTAAACCGTTAGTTGATTCATTGGATTATTTAAAGAGTAAGTTCGCCCACCTTGGTGCTTCATTGTTTAGTGCTACGATATATGGTGATGCTGCTGGTAAGGCTCGTAGCCAAGGCACAGCACAAACCAATTACGACTTAATACGTGATGCTGGATTCCATAAGATGAAAATCAAGACAGCCAATCCAAGGGTGGCAGACCGCAATAATGCGTTCAATTCTATGTTGCGAAATGGTAATGGAGATGTTAATATAGCGATATGTTCGCGCAATCAAGAATTAATTACTGATTTAGAACAGATGTCATACAATGACAAGGGCGAAGTAGACAAGTCTAACCAAGACTTAACCCACTCGGTGGATTCCGTTGGGTATTATATTGAATATGAACACGGCTTACATAAGACCGAAGTTCGCAACATTAGAATGAGGGTTGGTTAATGAATGACACAGCAAGACTAAAGAAATTCGCTTTACGCAAGGCAATGTATGATGATAATTATGATGACCAAGTCATCTCAAAGTTAGGTAGAATCTATCGTGCGTTCGCTGAACTGAAATTAGACGTTCAACTAAATACAAACAATAACGTTATGAAGCAGGTTGTGAACGCAACTTCAAACGTATATTCTTTTGGTGTTAATCGTGATTTTGAATCAGATGATGCTCAAGAACTATACAACAACTTACGAGTTGATAAAGTAATGTCGCAAGCAAACAGATATATGAACGCCTTCAATGACGTACTTGTACAAGTTAGCTGGGATAGTGCTAAAGAGCAGCCAAAGATAATGCTAAGGCTTCCACATCAAACTGAAGTTGGTTATAGCCAAGGCGCGGTTGAGTGGGTTGCTTACTTCGTTGAAATGACTGGCAAAGATGATAAGGTTGAACGCTGGGCATATTGGTCTGATACTGAACACTATTACATTGACAAATCCAATGGTGAAAATAAGGTTGTAGCGGTTGAAGATAACGATGAAATGGTTAATCCATTTGGTGTATTGCCTTTCGTGTATCTACATAACGGCTGGAGAGATGAGTCTTTCTGGGACGCATATACTGGTGATGATTTAAGCAATGGAACTATTGACCTATCAGTCCACAGGACGTTTTTAAATCACATTATCAAGTCTCAATCGTTCAAGCAATTAGTTGGATCTGGTGATAACGTTTCATCTATTCAAGGGCAAATGTTAGATCCGTTGAGTATCTTAACGCTTACTGGTCAAAATACTAAGATTGATGTTTTAGACTTACAATCAAACTATGAGCAACTTCATAGGGTGATTCAAGAACTGGCTAATGAGTTAGCAATTAACTATGGTGTATCACCAAGCCAATTCAGAATGACAAGTCAAGCATCATCTGGCTTTGCTTTACAGATGGAGAACCTTAAATTAGATAGGTTCACATTGGAGCAACAAGCAGACTTTAAACAGTATGAACGTGAGTTGTTTACATTGATTGGTCAAGTGTCCGAATACTATGGCAAAGCCATAGCTGGTGATATGACAGTTGACTTTAAAGAGCCTAACTACCCAGCATCACAATCAGAGCAATTAACTATTGATCAGCAGTCTATTGATATGGGATTAACTAAGCCTACTGATATTATGATGCGTAACAATCCAGACTTAACAGAAGAAGATGCTAAGGCTGATGTTGCTACTAACTTGAATGCGCGTAACGATATGCTTAATAAGATAACAAGCGTTGCTATTACTACGGATATTGACCAGAAGTTGTGAGCCTAAAGAAACTCATTAATGCTAATCAGAAAGAACTTGACGATATTATTGACAAGTTTGATAAGCGTTTAGAGCAGATATTCAAAAAGATTAATGTATTAGCCACAGCACGTATTGCTAATATTGTTGATATTGACGAGGTGGTGAAGTTTGATATTATCTGGCGTGGAATCTTAGAAGAAGCGGGTTATTACAATCTGTTACAAAGATACGTTAATACGCTTGATGATTTACAAGGTTCGCTTAATGCTATTCTTGATGAATCTGGACTACTTAAAACCCTTGGTGATGAACAGATTAAACGCCTAACAGCGATTAAAGAACTTCAGATTAAAGGTATTGAGCAGATTGGTATTGATGCTGGATTAACCCTTAAAAAGGGTTTATATAACAATGTTTTAGCTGGTAAGACTAAGGCTGATTTATTGGAAGCAATGGCTGGTGAATTGGGTGGCACTAAATATGTGTCATACGCAAAGACTTACGCTAATACAGCAATCAATGACTATCGCCAAGCAACGCTGAACCAGAGAGCAGAACCGCTTAAAGATGATGAGGATATTGTTTGGATATATGATGGCAATGATGTTGATGATGT